GACGGTCGGTTTTACCTTTAACGCAAGTTTTCCAAGAAATATCCATACATTCATCACTTACGGCAATTTCGATTAAGTGATTATGTGTTTTCATATTCAATTTTCCAAGAAGTCTGTCTTAAATTATTGCTTCACGGCTTCAAGTCGCATGCTTTGTTTTTGCTAATCGCAAAAACTGTCGCTTGCTATTTCGCCGACACTTCGAGTTTGAGCCTACGGCTCATCACTCTACGCAAAATTTAACTCTTACTTATAAGCCTTATGGATTTTCGGCAATCTTACTAACCCATACCTCTTGGTCGGCTTAATTTTTGCCAAGTGGCAAGGATTTTAGTCTGCATTATAAGATTTTATTTGTATTTATTAAGTAAGTGAGAGCCACGCCGTAATTCCAATCCGAGTTCGAAACCACGTTGTTCACATTGAGAGCGAACGCCCCGACAAGAAAGCCGTCGTTCGAACAACTCCCGAAACGGGCGAAGCCACAAACTAAAACCCTAATTTTATTTTTTATTAAGTAAGTGAGAGCCACGCCGTAATTCCAATTCGAGTTCGAAACCACGTTGTTCACATTGAGAGCGAAAGCCCCAACAAGGAAGCCCTCGTTCGAACTACCACCGAAACGGGCGAAGCCACAAACTAAAACCCTAATTTTTTATAATGCTCTTAAACAAAGCACGGGGGAGTTCCCCCCGTTATCCCCCCAAAAGAGGTTTTTTGTAAGAGAGAGCCACGCCGTAATACCAATACGAGTGCGAAACCACGACGTTCACAACGAGAGCGAAAGCCCCAACAAGGAAGCCCTCGTACGAACTACCACCGAAACGGGCGAAGCCAACAATACCACTATTCGACCATAAGCCGTCGGCGAAGCGTGTAGTCGATGAACCTCCCGTTGCTGATGTCGGCAACAAACCAAGTCCGTCAACAAACTCCTCTTCTTTTATGTATAATTGGTTTTGAGTTCCAATATTTATTCCTGTTGGAATCATACCAGTAACCGAAGTTTGAGGATATTCGCCAATAGTTGAGCCGTCTTGGGTGGATTCACAAGCCTTATAATAGAATTGACCTCCACTTGTTAAAAGACCGTTGGTAATTTTCCAAACATTACCCCACCAATTTTCGATATAAAATACTTTAACGGCTCCGTTGTTGTTGTCGCCGTAAAACATACCCATTTTGTTGAGTGTACCTGAAACAACTTGGTTATAGCCGTTTTGTGTACCTCCTGAATGGCGACCAGTACCGAACACTTCTTGCGTATTCAATGAGCCACCAACCAAAACAAGCAAATCGTTTATTAATAATCGGAAGTTTAACTCATCTACATTGTAGCCTGCCCCGTTTGCTTTGGAGTTAGCGATTTGAACATTACCTGCCGTATTAACATTCGGTGCTTTACCCGAAATTGAACGGTTTTTGCCGTTAATTAACGCACAATCGTACAATGAACGATAATAAAAATCAGTATATGAGCCGTCTGCTCGTTTATGGGTTATACATTCGTAAGAATTGTTTATTTTCTTATTTGAAACTCTGAATTGATATTTACCACCGTATTTTTTACGGCTTACCCATAATTGACCAACTTGACACATGCCGTCGCCGTCGTATGTATCGTCGGCAATATGCGACGGAGTAACGCCGTCAATTTGTAACGTGTAATCGTCGGGCAATAAATATTCGCCAACTGTACCGTCTTTTTTAAGCATAACGGGAGCGAACTTATCAAACAATGGCGAATTTTTCCAAGAATTGTAATCAAAGACGTTTGTCGTAAAGTTCATATCTGCAGGAGTGAAGTTTGCGTTATCCTCCAAATATTTAACGGCTTGTTTAGGATTTGAATTTGTATTAATTTCAAAACCGAAAATCCAAGCCGAGTCAAACTGATTTCTTGATGAAATACAATAAACGCCGTTTGTGGAATACGGAAATACCATATATTGATAATTTGAATCAGCCGTCAAATATTCAACAAGTGGAGCGTTTGCGTATTTGTTTCTTGTTTGTAAATCCTCAACCAAAAAGCCGTCGTCTTGGTTCTTTGGCGATTCGCCACTTTTACGGACTAACTTTGTTCCTTGCCAAGTACAACAAAGTTGATTTTCGATAACCGTGTCTTGGGGGTCGTACCAATTCAACTCGTTTTTAACGGCTGATTTGTCGCTTGCTGACTCTTTTGTGTATGTAACTTCATTTACAATGATTGAGTTTGTTTCCGAATCGTGAGAAGTAACAACATTGTCGGCTTGCGTAAACACATCGCCATTTTGAGTAAATATTTTGTCGCTTGCCGTTGGAGTTGCTGACGTTGTTAAAACAACGTCGCCGTTCGTATTCTTCCAAGCATTAAAAGAAATATCGGTTTTTTCAATTTTTAGTTTATAGCAATTTGACGGGGGAATCCCTGTTGCGTTTTGCTTGTTGATTATGGCTTTTATAGAATCATCGATTTTATCCCAATTTTCGTCCAAATCTTTATCAAACATAAAAAAATCGTCGCCGTCGGTCGCCATATTTGTTTTTTTTAAATTTATTGTTTCTGTATAGTTCGGCATCTCGCCCTCCTTAATGTTCGTTTACCGTTCTACAATCGCAATAACACTTTTTCATAAGTGCTTGCATTTCGTTTTTTGTCATTTTCCCGTGGATTTCTTTTTTTCTTAAATATCTTGGGATAAAATAAGCCGAATTATGTCCGGGCTTATTTTTTGCCACGGCTTCAACAATTTTCAAAAAATCGGCTTCGTTGTAAAACGATTCCGATTGAACAATGAATGTATGTTTGCCATTTGATATTTTTATCGGGTCGTCTTTCCCCTCTTGGGTAATAATAAAGCCGTTACCAATTAACCTCGCCCCGTATGTGTTGTAATTTTGAGGAATATTTTCAATAATTTTTACGGGATAACCCTTTTTTCTTAAAATTGTTTCAATTTGTTTGAAAGTTTGGCAACCGGCGAAACTACTCCATTGAGATTCAACATTTGCCGCCCGTTCTTCAAGTGTCATTCCCTCAATTTCTTTTATTCCGAACAACTCCTCACCGTTTACAATGTCATTTTTATCAACATTTATTGTCGGGAAATGAGTATATTTCAGTTTTAGAAAATAATCTTTCAATTCGGCGAATGGAGAAGCAAGCAGATCTAAAAATTCAGACATAAACCCGAGAGGGGTTTTAAACGCTCGCCCTTTACCTAACAATTTTTTAAAAGCAATTTCAACGGATTTCATTATTCGCCCTCGCTTGTATAAAATACTGAATCATTGATTTTTAAAGTTCTTAAATAAGCCAAACAACCAATCCCCAAAATTGCTTCGTTGATTACAACCCCCGAATCGTTTTTCAAAATAAACGACGTGAATGTTTCACCGTCGAGAATACTCAAACACGAAGCCGAAAGTTCGGGTTGGTTGATTTTTGCTTTTGAAACGGGATAATTTAAAACCACGATGTGCGGCTTTTTGCCGTCCAAAACATTTACAATGACATTTTTAATTGCTTCGTTATATGAAATATCAGTCAAACCGCTTATTTCAACATCAAACGCCGTATAATTCGGGGTTTTTAATTCGACGGTAGCCATAGCCGGTCGGCGATTATGAACTCCAATTTCCGACCCCTCGATTGATTGTGCAACTTGTAAAAATTGCCCCGAACCGTCAAATTCTTTAAAATTTCCCTCCACCCATTCGGGGAACGGGTTTGGAGTAACTTCGCCCGACGGGGTTCGATTTTTGCCCGAACCGTTGGCGACAAGAAACAATGTCATAATTCCCTCTTTTAAAAGGTATGGAAAAGCATCAACAATTCCCGGAACCTCCAACGCCCAATTATAATAATCAATCGGACTTCCCGATTCAGTTTTATTTTTAAAACCGTAAAGAACACGTTTCCGATAAACTTCAACCTCTTCGTCAGCCGTTCCCTCAATTTTAATTTCGGTAACTTCTGCAGTTGACGGAATCCCGTCGAGAGGGTTAGCGATATTCAAAACAGTTCCGACGGGGATATTCCCGATTTCGCCCGATGTCGTGCATTGAACTGTTGTAATTATTTGACCATTCTCGGCGTTTACTTGGGAAACGGTTTTATAAATTAAACCCGTGTTTAAATCTTTATAAACTGTACCCGAAACTAAATGAGAAGCCGTTACGTTATTTAATTTTATTGTTAAGTTTGTTGATTGTCCGTAATTGTAATTAACTCCAATCAGCCCACCCCACAAAAGCAAGGCTTCAAGGTCGCAAGTTTGAGGGAATATTTGTTTTAAAACCCAAACGGACATCTGCCAAATTGTCGCCGCAACGCCCCCGATTGAATAACCGATTGTTTTTATAAAAGATTTTTTAAGTAAAGGCGAATTGTCGCCATATTTATTTCTTAAAACATTGTATTTCGCCATAAAAGAATCAAAAATTTCTTTTATAGTTTTTGTTGTAAAGTTAGCCACTTTTTAACCCTCACTTCGTTTTCAATACTGCTTTTTGATTATTCCAAACAATCCCGAATGCTTGGTTGTCGCCTGTTGGCTCGGTGATTGAAATGTCGAGTTCAATTTTGTTTTCAAGTCCACCGTAAGCGAAACAATCCACCGATTCGGCTACATTCTCATCAAGCAACCATTTTAAGCAATTATTCGCTTTGTTTTGAACGATTTTCAAATTTTGAGCCGTTATTGGCAAATTCAAAGATTCTTCAAATTCGTCGTCGCTCTCGTAATCTTCAAAAGCGTTGGCGATACTTTCACCATTGAACAAAGATAAATAAACGGCGTTGTATAAAGTGCCGTCGCCTTTAAGGTCGCCACCTTGTAAAACAACCTCTGCTCCGTCGCCATTATCTTCTAACAAAATATCCATTTTTTGCTCCTGTTAAATTTTGTACCAAAATTTTTACGTCGCTATCGTACGGTTACATAAAAACGAAATCTCACCGTTTCCGTTTTTATTACACACACGGCTCACGCTTTTAAGAACCTCCCGTAACAATACCTTTGTTCGCTTGTGTTTTGTCGAATGTTCCACTTGCACCGTCGCCTGATTCGATGTGGTCGGCAGTAAAATTACCGTTATGAACCCACGTCCCGGAACTCGAAATATTTGTTGCTTCGAGTTCGACCGTGTCGGCTGAAATTTTAGTGTTTCCAAGAACAACGATGTTTAAATCTTTTGAACATGAAATTAAAATCGAACCGTCATTTTGCAAATAAACTTCGCCAACTGCAACAACTTCGCCCGTTTCCTCGTCTTTTTTCAAAGCATAGATTCTTTTTTCTCCGGGCTTTGATTTTCTCGTAACATCATCACGCCAAGCGAGAACAAAACCGTCGGCGGGGTTTCCTCCTATACAATCGCCCAAACCCTCACATTCGGGAATTGGACAAAAATCATCACCCCCGGAGTGGAATTGGACGAGCTTCGAAGCCCGTCCCGACATTGATGTTGTATTGAAAAATCGCAGTTGTAAATTATGAAATATTTCTGAAATTTTAATTTTTGAAAACATAGAACCTCTGTATATTTTAATCACACAACGGAAGCGTTTCGGGTATTTCATAGGTATAAGCACACGGAAGCGTTAAGACAAGAAGTGTTTCGTCGGGGTGGCGACGTTCCACGGTTTCAACCACCAAATCGGTTTCTTCAAATATTTTGATTTTTTCGTTTTGAAGAACGGCAAAATCACCCGATTTAATATAAAGGTTTTCGCTTAACAAAACATAAAATTTAAAATGGCTTCCAATCTCCGAGCATGCAAACCGTCGCCCTACACTCGCCAAATCTAACGAATTACAATCGTTCGAATCAATTCTCTTTGTTATTGGAACGGGGAACGGAATTTGAATTGTTGCCGTGTCGGTTGTCGGGTATTGAGAATTTATTTCATAATTTCGAGCCAATCCGTCCGTTATGAACTCGGCTCGAATTTCTTTCACGCCCAAACACTCACCGTCAATCAAATTCAATTTTTCTTCCGTGTTTGGTTTATAACGTCCGATAAACAACCCGTCGCCCGTGTCGGTTATTAGCAACCCACGAGAACGACAAATTCTTCTCATAAAATCCCAAACTTTTTCGTTCTTTTCAGCCGTGAACGATGTCCCGATTTCGTTTGTGAAAACTTCATTTAATTCGGCTTCGTTTGAAAAAGTAATTTTTTGGTTATAATATCCCGCAATTTGTTCTAAAACTCCACGAATAGAACTGTTTGAAAATTCAAACGGGTTCGGCATATCGGTTTCGAGCAAAATTCCGGCGTGGGATTTTACTTCAACTTGAATCCAATTAGCCGAAGTTGAAAGACACGGACGAATATTTGCAATTCGACCTTTTAAAAACAAGCCTTGCTCGTCAACAACCGTAACGGAATCGGTGAAAGAAAAATCATAATCCCCGCCCGTTTGGTTGAAGATAAACAAAGCCCCTTTTACTGATTCTAAACCGTCAAAAAGCGTACACTCCGAGAAATCAGAATAATTAACGTCGCCGTGCCTTAAATAGATTTCACCCTCAACTTGAACATCGTCCGTTTCGGTTTCAGATTCTTCAAGAACCAAAACTTCGCCGGATTCAATGTTATTGTTAAGCCTTGCAATATCGCCACCTTTTTCGGGCGTTCCGTACGCTTGGCGAGAAATATCGTCCCAAGTGTCTTTTTCTGTTTTTGTAAAAACTTTGTACATCTTTTCACCGTTTTGTCTTGGATTATTCGGGTACGCCGAACACTAACAACGGCTTTAAAACCTTTTGAGGTTTTGTCGCCGTTTGCGTGTTCTTTGCTCTTACGGGCTTGCTCGCTATCGCTCGACATCGCCCTACCGAAAATCCGTTATACATATATTTTTATTTCCCGTCCTCGTGGAATCAAGAAAAATTCCTCGTCAACAAGTTTGTTCGTTTGAATTAAATATTCCAACGTTCCGTCGGGGTCGTTACGAAAATCTTCGTTATAGTATTTGTAAGCCAATTCAAGCGGCGTTGTGTCCTCAGCCAAAATAATTTTTTGTTCAACTTTTAATTTAAACAAGCGGTCAAGAATATCATTTGAAACCTTTGAAACAATATCTTTGACATCATCGCTTCGAACATAGGCATCGTTCAAGTCCGTTATTTTTGAACTTATCTCGTCGGCAAAATCAAACCAATCGTCGCTTAAATTTTCAAGATTTTTGACGGCTTCAACGGCTTCGTCCCTTGTGCTAAAATCGTAATCTAACAACCCCTCTGCGGCTGATGCAATAACAGACGAAGCGATTGAATCATTTAAAATCAATTCGTCCCTTTGTTCAGGCGTAAGAGTTTCGCTTATTGAATTGCTTAAACTTGTTGTTTGCAAACTGGCAATTAAAGTTTGAAAACCATTAAAAAACGACGAGAAACCCAACAAAGAATAAGAAGTCCCTGCCGTTTTAAGTTTTCTAACAATCGAAGCCGATTTTGAAAAAATAATCCCGAGTTGTGATGTTACCGTGAAAGAATTAGACATTAAATTTTGCCCTAAAATGTCGGACATTATGGAATTTAATGTTACATTGTTTGCCGTGTCGAGAGCCGAAGAAACTTTACTCAAAACGCCTTGAAATTTTGAATTGAATGTTGCCAAACGTGTTGGCGATTCAATGGCGTTTGTTGTATTTTCAACGGCAGTTGCGACACTCTCTTTCAAGTCGGCAACTTGATTTTTTACTTCTTTTTGTTTGCTCTTTTTGGCTTCGGGATATTTTGAAGCCGATGTTTCGTGCCAATTTACGGTTATTATGGTTGAATTAACTTTTTCGGTCAACGTGTTTTTTACTTCAAAACTAATTACATTGACCGTAAAAGCATTACCATAAGCAAGTTGGAGTTTTGATTTTCCAACTTGACAAAGGGCTTTTCGAAACGCTTCGGCTTGCGTGTAATGATTTTTCCCGATAAAGTAACAATCCAAAGAAACATCACGTCCACCGATTCCCATATCCGTAAAAGTATCGTTTGAATCGCCGACACGTTTCGTCGCTTGTGAAGTAGAAACCGAGGTCGAATGGGAACTCCCACGTGATGAAGATGTTTTACTCTTTTTCGATTTCTTCCCACTTGTTGACGAACCCGAACGAGCCGACGAAGAACTTGTTACAGACGTTCTCGGGTTTTCTTTTACCTCCCCGATGTGCTTTTGTGAATAACCACTCGTAAGAGTTTTAAGCGTGAACGCTTGCCCTTTTGGGGAAGTCCAAGTTATATCTTGTAAAGAATCAATTACAGACATTTTATTTCCTTATTTTTTTAATGAGCCGGTTTTAGTTTTAAATTACTTGGGCTTTGAAGCGATGTTGATGTTGTCGCCTTGTAGCCCGTTTTGTTGTCAATCGTTGTTTTAACTTCGATTGAACCTTTTTTGCTACCTTTGACCGACGGGTTCTTTTGAGGGTTTTTGTTGTCGTCGCCCGTTTTTATTTTGAAAATATCACTTTTTATATGTAAGGCTTTCAAAACTTCGGGCATTCGCCGAATCAAATTTATTATTTGACCGACCGGACCAAGTGCCATAAGTAAAATATCAATAAAATGTTCTTTTATGAAATTTCCTATTGCACCAAAAACACTTTTGCATTTTGCCCAAAATTCAGCAAAAGCAGTTTTTGCAACGCTACACCATTTTTTTATTGTCGCCGTTACTGTGTCCCAATTTTTCCAAAGAAGAACAAGAGCCGTAATAACGCCAACAATCACCGCCGGAATCCAAACAAGAGGGTTAGCCAATAATGCGACCGTTTGACTCCAAATTGCCGGAATTGAAGCGAGTATTTGAGGAATAAGGTTTGATTTTAATGCCATACCGAACAACGTCGCTTGATATCTCATTAACTCGAAGAATTGAGCGGCTTTATATACGGCAAGCCCCGACAACAACCCCGTTACAACAGGCAAAAACACAAGCAACGGCTTTAAATGTTCCCCAAGTGATTTCATATTATCTCTAAGATTTACAATATAAGAAACCACGGGTTCTAATTTTGGTAACATTTCGGATAAATTAAAAACCAAATCTCCAAAACCTTTTACAAGTGGCATAAGTATTGGCGAAATCAACTCTCCAAGTTGAATCATCGCAATATTTAAAGCCCCCATAGTGTTCGCCATTGTTGCGGCATCACCTGTCGCCATACGATTAAACGCTTCTTTTAAGCCTGTACCCGATTTAATATCAACTTGAACTTGTTTTAAAATCCTGTCAACATTTTGCATGCGTTCTTCATTCATCGCCAAAGCCCCGTTTAATGCTCTGATGTTTGGAATTGCTTTTGCAATTTCCGCCGGGTGGCTTTTTTGTAATTTTATCAATTTTGACAAAGTAGTTGCTAAACCTTGTTGACGTAATTGCACAAGGTCGCTCGCAATTCCGTATTCTTCAAGAGTTTCTTTTGCTTCTTTTGACGGTTTAATAAACGCCGTCAATGTTGCTCTCAACGCCGTTGTTGCATCAGCCGTTGACATACCACCTTGCGTAAGAGCCGCCATTGTTGCTAATGTTTCTTCCATAGAAACGCCCGCCGCTCTCGCAGTTGGGGCTATTTGTCCAACTGACCCCGCCAATTCTTGAACGGTTGTTACGCCAAATCTTTGAGCTGTGAACATAGCGTTAGCCGCCGTTTTGGCATCGGTATTCGCCGCACCCCAAGCGTTGATTACAGCCGTTAAGCCACTAATTGAAGTTGACAAATCAGCGTTACCACCTTTCGCCAAAACAAGAGCTTGGTTGTATGTATCGAATGATTTTTGGGAAACACCCATCGCAGAAATTGTGTCGAATAATGCTTTGTTGGCATCTTCTATTGAAACACCGTGACGGATAGCGTTTTTCGATAATTCTTTGATTTTGTTTCCATAGGTTTCGATTTCGTTTTGACTCATCAAACCATAGACGTTGTTTATTCCTTTTTCCCAATCGGCGAAGCCTTTCACGGGAACGGCAGTTGCAACGGCGGTAAGTCCTAACGCCAAGCCTTTTAAAGAAGCCGTTAAGGCAGTCGCCCCGGCTTTTGCTTTTGCGAACGCCGTTGTTGTGTTATTGTCGAATTTTTTTGAAGATTTCGACATTTTAGAAAAGACGGGGGAAACCCCGTCTTTCGCTAAAAATTTTGAAAAAATACTAAAATTAGTTACGCCCATTGATAATTTTCCTTGTTTATTTTCTTACAACGTCGCCCAAATTCTACCAACTCGGGAACGTACAAATTCAAAACGCCTGTTACAGTTTCCCAACCGCATGCGAGCAAAATATCGGCGTAATAACTACCGACAAAACTGTTTATCTGTCGAAAAAACCCATACAACCAATAGAAATCAACAAATCTTGTCCCATTAACTGCTCGATTAGTTGAGTTGGGCGAGCCGTAATGTTTGACAAAGATTGAATCATAACTTCGCCGTTTTGGTCGTTTTTAAAATCTTTGGAATCGCCGAATTTGATTTTATTTTTGTAATATAATTCATTCGCCGAAATTTCGCCCGATTGCAAAGGGTGAATTAAGCGTTGAACCATACAATTTTTTTCATCGTCCCATTGAACAAGCCCACAACGAATCGCTTGCAAAACTTTTTTATAAATTTGCGATGTCTTTTCGTCGTTGTTCTCGATATTGTTATCGCCACAAAGTTCGTCCAAATCCACTTCGCAAATTTTATTCTTAATATCGTTTAAAACATTTTTTGCCTGTTCTTCGGTCATTAAAACTCGAATTTCTGATTTATTCATTTTTCTTTCTCCTTATGTTTAATTAGATTTTTTGTAATACTTTAATCAAAAACGATTTACACGTTTTAATTTTTAAGTTCCCACTCCTCATTTTCTTCGTTGTAACGAACTCGCTTAAAATCAAAGCCGACAATTTTTGTTTGTGAAACTGTCAACGGATTTCCGTTTTCGTCAACTTGACCTTGTAAATGTTTTGGGGCGAATTTGTTTTCAACAAGGCGACCTTTAATTTGTAAATATTCGCCCTCTTTTACATATTCGCCAACCTCCTCGGCTAAGGGTCTTGTTTTTGTGTTGAAAAAATCAATAAAAAGATTATTCCATTTTTCGCCCGTCTTAACGCCGATGTTGATTGTGCATAACATACCCCTCCCGTTTCAAACGCCTTACATTCTTTATATTTTCCGACACGTCCAATTAAAGAAACTGAATTTGTCAAAAGTCCCATTTTTCTCCCTCCTATTGGCTGTTACTTTTTAAAAAAACAAGGGTCGTCGAAACAACCCTTGCCACTTCGCCTATTCTTTTGTTCCTCAACAAAACCAACGGGCTGTCTTGCATTATTCGGGTATATTGAACACTTTCAACGGCTTTAAACTTTTAGACAAAGTTTGTCGCCGTTTTCGTGTTCTTTGCTCTTACGGGCTAGGCTTACGCCGTCGCCCTCCCGAAAATTCGCTAAGATTTTCTAATACCGCTTCCGTCTGTGCAATGAACCTCAAATTCGTTTGTAACTCCTCGGGTTGCTGAAATTTCAGTTTCGCCAACCATACAACCCGTAACTTCATAAGATTTTGAAACACATTGAAGAACAAAAGGAATGTCGGTCATCGCTTTAACGCTCTTAAATGCTTTTTCGAGCGTTTCGTCAACTTTAATTTTTAACCCTGTTATTCTTGCAATATTTCTTGAAACGTACGCATCTGCCGTACCGTCCCCGAATGGTTGAGTTTCTGTGATTGTGTCGCCGCCCTCAATGATGTTTGGCTCTGTATCTTTCGGAATTTTGAATTTTATGCCGTTTATTGTAAGGGAAACGGCATCACCGACTTTCGCCATAATTTATTCTCCTTATATTTTACTTGTATTTTTTAAAACTAATATTTACAAGGGTTTTAGGCTTTTTATATAAGCCATTTTAAGCCTTGTTATTTTGATAATAGGTATAAATACAAGGCGGCAAGGTTTTAAAACGCCTTAAATCGCCTTGTATAAAACATTTTTACTCTAACCTTTAAAGTTGAAGCCGATAAAGTTTACAATATCAAAGATTCTACCCGTGCCGGAAATATTGAATTTCGGATTCATATTTACACGGTTAGGGTTGCTTTGGTCGATTTCAACTTCGGTTTCTTCTTGGGCTTCAACATAGTTTGCAATAAAACCCGCTCTGCCCAATAAAGAAATTCTTGTATTTACGGCGGCTTTAATTTCAGCCAACGTGCGAACGGCTGGGTTTGTTGTAATGTCGCCAGTCGCCATAAGAATAACCGATTTCCATTCGTCAGAATCTCTGAACGTTGACATAAGGTCGTAACAAATATTCCCAACAACTGTTGAATCACGGTCGAATCTGAATAATGGGTTTGTTTTTCCTACCGGGTGATAGAATGTAGCCAAATCCATTAAACGATATGAGCCGTCAGTTTTTCGAACTATATTTGAAAAGCCGGCTTTTAATAAAAGATTTCTTTCTTGATATTTTAACGAGCGTAGATTACCAACGTCGCCGACAATTTGAACATTGATTGCATCGTTACGACGACCCGTGCCAACTTCAATCAACGAAGCAACGTCCCAAGCTCCCGCAACGTCGCTTGACTCGGGTGCTTGAATTGCTGAATAACAAGTTACATATTGAGCAATCAAACCGTCGTTTCTCCACGCTTCAAATTTTTCTTGTAAAGAATCAAGAACGGTTGAAGTTGCGAATTGAGAAACAACCCTTGTAACACCAAGTTCAGTATTCAACAAGCCTAAAATCTCGTCGTTATAAACTCCAACGCCCGCAGACTCTGTCGCTCTTGCGATTGCGAATGTTACGCCGTAAACGGAAGAATCAACGGCATTGAAATCTTCGTCAACAATATCAAAATTGAAAATTGAATCAGAACCTTTCCATTTTGCCGTCAATTTCAAACCGACAACTGCAGAACTTTCCTCCAATAATTCAACCGTAAAAGGAAGTTCCAAATATTCGTCTAAAGTTTCCTTCAAAGCCGAAGCACATTCTTCAACGCTCATTCCTTTTGCAAAAGTGAACGGAATCGCCGTTTTTTCAAAAGCGTTTAAATCTATACTTCTAACATCTTGTGCAGGGTTGTTATGAAATGCCGTCGCAATTTTGCCGACTACATCTGCCGCCGCTTCAAAGGTTAAATCGTTTAAAACAAAATAACCATTGAAAGATTTTAGAATTTTGTTTGCCGCCGTGATTTTTAATGTTTTAACTTCGGCTTCGGCAGTTTTTGGCTCGGGAACGGCGATAAAATATGTGTCAACCTTTGAACCGTTGCCGGCTTTTGGGAATAACTTTTCCGCCATTCTATGCAACGGTGAACCGAATCCGTAAATTGTTCCGATGTCGTCAGCGTTGCCGGAAGCCAAAACCAACTCTCCGTTTTTGGTTGTTTTTCCTGTTTGGGCTTGCCCCAAACAAACAATCAATTCGGGACGTAGGTTCGCCGCATTTTGTTGATTTTTTTGTTTGACAATTACGCTTGTTGCTGATGCAATAGCCGAAACGTCAAGTCCTTTTGTGATTGCCATTTTTTATTCTCCTTTTGTTGTTACAATGTGCCTAACATACGGGTCAATAAATTCTTCCCGAATATTTGCTTTTGTGTAAAATTCTTTGATTTCGGTCGTGTTAGCGTAATGAGTCGGTTCGGCAAAACCAACATTAAATTCAAACCTAGCACCAAGAACCGTCGCCGCCGTGTTGTCGAGTTCCGGCGTTGCCGTCCGTTTCCAACTTTTAATCGTGAATTGTTTTACAATCCTGTTGGTCGCTTCATAAATATTTGTCGCTTCCGAACATAAGATTTTGTAAAGTTGAGCCGTCAAATAGTTCAATCTATCCTCGGCGTTTGAATCAGCAGTCCGATTTTCGTCATTCCCATTCAAGCCTGTTGCGTAATATTCAACAACAAGATTCGCCGTTGCTTCGTTTTCGTAAACATCTTGTTCGTCGGTCGGGTAAGTTGCTTCGTCAAAATAAACAAAAACACACGGCATTTCTTCGACGTTCGGGAATCGAAATCTTTTAGGGAAAATCGTGAAATGAATTGTTTCGTTAATCCATTCGTCGGTCGCCCCTCCCTTTTTTGCAAGTTCTTTTTGATTTTCTCTAACATCTCGCAAGTTGTTACAAATAAAATCTCGAACAAGCGTGAAATTCATTGGAGTTATTATTTCCGGAATCATTACATACCCCCCGACGGTTGTCTTTTGACGGTCATTCCACTTCCCGAAGTTGCCGAAGCAGAACATTTGATTAAATATGTCCCCAAAGTTCTATCGGTCGCCACATCTTCAATTTTAAAATTTACCAATTCCCCGTTCATTTGTGGGAATTTGACACCAACGCTCCACGCCCTCGTCGGGATTAAATCAGTAAGTTTTTTCAAAGATTTTACATTGATTGTCAATTCAAACGAATCGCCAAAAAAACCAACTCCGTTTTCATTGAACGAAAGCCCGATAAAAGTTGAAAAACCTTGAAGATTAAAGCCCGAATGTGTTGAGGTTGGTTTTAATACACAGTCCACGGCAAAACCGTTCCCGTCAATAAGAACGGTTTCTTTGTGAACTTCAAGCAATTCGTCTAAAACGCCCATTCACAACACCTCTTAAACGATATTATGAATAGTTGCAAAACTATCTGCATCAACTGGCACTAACAACGGACGGGATTTTAAGCCGTATTTTGTAGTTGCTGAACCGTCAACCAATACATCATAAGCGTAAGGAAGTTGTTGTTTTTTAACGAGTTGTAACTTGTTACCACCAATTCCCGGAGTTGTTGGGGCGTTTACATTATTGATTGCTCCATAGTATCTTTTGAAGTTTGGATTCATTGGAACAAGCAACGCACAACCGCTCGGAATGTAACCAAATTCTTCGCCCTCGTGAGCAAAGCCGTAACCTTTCGGAACAACATATTTTTCGTTATAACTCCAAATATTAACAAGGTAAGAACCAACCGAAATTCTGCCGTGGAACATACCCCCCGGAGTTGCTTCAATCGGCATGTTGATGTCGGTTCTTTTGATTCCCTCATTCCAATTTGAGTTCGCTTTAACGTTTTTATTTCTTAAGAAAGCATCCAAACCTGATTCTTCAAAAAATAAATTCCATTCAGCGGCAGAAAAATTACCGTCAGACAAACAAAGAGCAATCGCATTTTTTATTACTTCTATTGGGTCGCTGTCCGCTGTATTCCATTTTTTATCAGCAACAGAAATGCTATGAGTTGCTTTTTTGTTATATTCAATTTTGTTTCCACCACAAAGAGCAACTTTCCCATAGAATAATGCATCGGAAGCCTGTTTTTCTTCGGCACGACGTTGTTTATCTGAAAAGATTTCTTGACCGTCATTGATTGAGTTGATAACTTTTGAAGTTTGTTCGTATTCGTTTTCGCCGAATTGAGCCTTGAAAACGTCCTCTTCGCTTAAATTTGCGATGTCGTTGTATTCAGGAACAACGAAATCTTTTTTGTCGTATTCATCAAGGGAATTGTAACGACCACCTGTGCCAAGTTTTACATCAACTGAATAAAAATTTCTAACGCTACGACCTTGAATTTCAACCTTAATTCCGTCTAATTGTTTAGCTTTAAATAAGTTTGAAAGCAACATTGACGGTTTTTGTTTTTTGTCAAAACCAACTTCCATAACCTTTTTAATATTTTCTAATTGTGGCATTTTATATCTCCTTTTCTTTTGTTTTGTAATACGTTTTTTGGGTTGGATTTTTAGGATTGCTTAATTAAGCAAGTGGAGTTGATTCAGTCAATTCTTCAACCCCAAGTAAACGGAAGTTATTAACTTTCATCTCGTCAAGAACTTTCACGTCGCTTGCATCGGCTGATTTAACAAAAATCAAGCCTGCTTTATCAACTGCCCCGGAGTCAAATACTCTTACAAGGTCAATCGTTTCAGCCTGTGAAGTTGATTCGTTTGTAATTGTTTGAGCCAATATATAAAGAGGGGAAGTTGTAAACGCTTCAACACCTGTTGAAGCCGCAACATTGTTGTCAGTTGAAAAGGCTGTCAATTTACCGGCTTTATTTCTTCCCAAAACTGTCCCAACTTTATAAGTTGTATTTGCGGGAACTAAAACGCTTGCATCAGCGTAAACGCCCTCGTGGAATATTCTTGAATTGTCAATATGTGTCATTTTTTATATCTCCTTAAATTTCAAAAATTTGTGCAACAAAAAGACGGGCAAAACGCCCGTCGATACTTAGATAATTGTTTATTATTAGGGATAGAGTTTTATTTTTCTACTTCAAAGCCCATAGCCACCATTAAAGCGTTATAATCGTTTTCTTTTGCTTCTTTTAACGCTTTCGCCTTTTCCTCTTCGGTTTTATGCTTTGGTTCGCCGTCCTTGTTTTCCGGTTCGTGCGTTTCGGCTTTTGGGTCGATTTTTGGAGGGTTTGTTTTTTCCATTTCTGCAACTTCTTTTCCTTTGATTCTTGCTTCAAGAATTGCCGCTTGAAAATCATCGTCGGCAATACCTACACCGTCCTCAATCGCTTTTGCGACTGCCTTTGGAGCAATCTCATTGAATCTCATTAGAGCCGCAACTCTTTTTCTTTCAGCGTTGCAACCCTCTTCCTTTGCTTCGTCGTAGATTGCGGCGTTTTGTGTTTTCAATTCTTCTAAACTTTTAACCATTTTTGTTTCTCCTTTTGGTTCTTCTACTGTTCCATTTTTTGGTTCAACGGCTGAGCCGTTGAATTGTTGCGGTGAAATCAACGCCGCCACTTTGTCTAATTCGTTTCCGAATTTCAACTTGTCGATTTTTGCTTGGGCATCTTCGATTCTTTTTCGGAAAGCCGCAATTTTTAAATCCGGCGTTTCGTTTAAATCAGAACCACCGTTCGGCGTTCCGCTTGAATCGTTGCTCGAATTTTCGTCAAGAACTTTTCCGAGTTTTTTCAAATTGTCGCCCATAAACCACGTTTCTTCGTCCATTAAGGCACGAATTTCTGATTCTTTAAAAAGCCCCTTGCGAACAAACGCCTTGCCGTAAAGTTCCGACATTTGTTTTAAAATTTTACCCTCTTTTTCCATAACCCTATAATCGCCAACGGCAGTCCCCCAAGGATTATGAGCAACTGCGATTGAGTTTGGTTCGAACTCAATCTCGCCGTCGCCAAACATCGCTATATATAGAGCCATTGAAGAACAATCGCCGACAACGTGCATTTTACAGTTACCCCGATTGTAATTTTTTATAGCGTTTGCGATTGAAATTCCTTGGGACACCGAACCACCCGGCGAGTCAATTTCAAATTCAATATCGCCCGATAAAGAAGAAATCTTATTCGCCATTTCGATTCCGTCAAAATCCCAACCGATAACGCCTTTAAGTTTTACTGCCATTTTTTAAACTCCTATCTTTTAAAGCCGCAACCTTGGCAAACACCGTCAACAACTTTTGAGCCACAAATATGACAAATTCCGTTTATTGGTCGTTTTGTTTTTTCTTTAACAACAATTTTTTCGCCCGGAATTGGTTCGTCCTTTTGAGTCTTATTTTGAAGTTCTTCGGCTTCTTGAACTGTAATTTCTTCGGCATTTTGTGGTAATTCGTCAGTTTTACCGTTCAAAAAATCTTTCGCTTCATCGTCCAAGTCGTCGGGAAGTTCTTCGTCTGTTTGTTGTTCGGCGTCGGTTTGTTCGCCGTCGCCTTGCTCGTCGCCTTGTTCGTCTGTTTGTTGTTCGCCGTTGCCGTTTTGTTCTTCCGTTTGAGGAGGAGTTTGTTCGGCTTGGGAATTGTCGCCCTTTTGGGCTTTGATTTTCTCAATTTTGTTTTTTAAGGTTTCAACGCCCCAACCTGTCAAAATGCCTTGAATACCAAGCGACATCGCTTCACTTATGAGGGCTTTTTGTTCCTCTTCGGGCAATTCTGAAACCTTGATTTTCTTTTCTTTTGTCATTTTACTTTCTCCTTGTAATTTCTTTTTTGTCAATTTCTGTGTCGTCGTCATTTGAACCGCCGCCGTCAGGGGCAAACAATGTTTCAAAATTCAAACCGGCTTTCTTGATTTTTTCCTCTTCAATTTTTCTACGTTCGATAATAGTATCGAAATCCGTCATAATTCCCAAATCTTCCAAAGCCTGTTCAAAGGTTATCAATCCACCTTTTAATTTTGAAAGAACAGCGTTTACTTCCTTGACCTCGTCAATGTGAGGAATTTTCACGCCGACAAACTTCGCTTTCGTGTATGCGTTATCCAAATAACCGTCGTCGTTTTTGAGTTGTAAATATCTCGGAGCATCGATGTTATTTTTCAAACATTCAAGTTCAAACACTTGTTCGTAAACGGGCTGATAAAAATAATCAACGATTGTAAATTGACGGTTGTTCAAAAGAATAACTTCGAACATTTTCAACGCCGCTCTCGAAGCCGAGAAATTATTCGAGAATTGCATTGTTGCAACCTCAAAAGGAACACCCGACGAAGCACAATTATATTTCATTGAACCGTCGAGAAATTGAGTGTAATTCACGTTCGGACGTTTAGTGTCAAAAGAATTAAGTTTTTGACCTCTTGGCATGTGAATAAACAAGCCCGAAGCAATTCTTTTTAAGGATTTTTTAAATCTTTCAACCGCTCCCGGAGTCGTATCGCTTGAAACTTCTCCTCCGATTCCTTGATTTTCAATTAACCTTGAAATCCCCGGAATATTTTTAATCGGATTAACGCCCGAAGATTCTTTGTCCTGTTCAATCCAAGCGGCAAATTTTGCGTTTGTTTCCGCCGCCATAACCTCGGCGTTCGAATATTGACCGATTTTGTGGAGTTTCTGCATTATCGCTCCAAGAATCGAATAAGCCCTTGTTGAGTTTAATCTCTTAATCCCACAAGGGACAAGCCAAGCAATTAAACGCCCTTTGTTATCTCTTGCATCAATTCGGTTTTCTTTCCCGTCTTTATCAACTACATAATAAGCAACGGGAGTTTCATTCTTGTCAATCTCCACGCCGTCAATGATTTTGTTTCCATTGGCTGAATTAACTCCCAAAGAGGATTTTACGGATAAACCATTAACGAGTTGGTATTCAAGATTTTTATTTACGATTCGTTTAATAACTAAAATATCACCCGCAATTAAACCGTTGTAATAAACTGTTCTTGCCAAAGCGTGAATATTTTGGTCTTTTGTGATTGAGATGTTTTTGTCGTCCTCAATCAAACTCCAAATTTCTTGAATGTTTTTCGCAAAATCTTCGGGAATTTGAATGCCGAACATTCTTTTCAGCAACCCTCTTAACGGCGTTGGGTGAAGTTTTAATCCCGTACCAACAACAAATTCAACCAATCGTAAAATCATCAACCGAGCGAACTCATTTATTGTTACAAGTGTGTAAGCCCTTTGAGCGAGCGTGTAATAATCAACGTCATAAATATAGCCGCAATTCAACGCCCCCGGTTCTTGCTCGCCGTCAAAATTTATTCCCCAAAATGTCCCCGCGGGATAAATCGCCGCTTGTTGTCGCTTTTGAGGACGGTCAAACAAAGCCCTTGCCGAGCCACGCAAAAAATCTAAAACCATTTTTACATAACCCCCATATCTCTAATATATTGACAATGACTGCCCGAACCGTATTCCAATTCTTCGTTCAAAAGTCGGACGTAATGTGTAAGTTGGCTTTGAATTGCTGATAACGAAGCCTGTTGAACTGTTGAAGAACCTTGTCCCGAGTTCAAAGTATATTGAACAACGCCCCCCGATTTAATCGCTCGTTTTTGGGCATCTTTTAAAGAAGTAATTATTTCTTTTAATTCTGCCACCGTGTAACCAGTAACGCTCATTTATCCTCCTTAATTTGAGGTTGTCAAACCTCTAATCGCTTTAAGATAATCAAAAACACGTTTCGGGTCGGTATATTCCAAGCCCAAAACATAAATTGAAAAGTTTTTAATAAACAAATCAGCCGCCGCCAAGTTGTAAACATTCAAGTCAAACGCTTCGTTTCGCCCGTGTTGTTTCCATTGAATTTTTATTCCTCCTCCGGGAGTTACAACCTTAACACGTTGTTCGGTCGATAATTGTCGAAAATATTCGTCCGTGTACGAGTTGGCGAATGTATGCCACCCGTCGGGATAATAGGAATCGTTCAACGGTTCTTCTTGCGAAAAGTAACGAGCCAAAGTGTTTTTATACAAATCAACATAAATTTCAACAAGTGAAATCATTCGATAGTCTTTTATTTCAGAAACTCGAACTTTTTCTTTCGTTCTTTCGGTTACTCTCAAACCTTTTAACGGCATTATCACGCCGTCGCCGAAAGATTCGCAAAAATCATAAACGGCACTTTGTGTTTCCCCGTCGCCGGAGTCAACAAGTTGTATGTTAACTTTTCGCCCGTCGGTAAAAACCTCGTCTTTAATTGCTCGAAATTGTTGCCAACAAGAATCGTAAATATCCATTGGGTTTCCGTAAAAAACACGATGGTCGATACCCCAACAACGGAATCGGTCGCCGTAAGCCTTAATTTCGGCTTCAATACGGTTACGTTGAACGTCGGCGGCACAAGTCATAAATAGGGCTTCTTTCGGAACAATGTTTTTGTTTCTTCTATCGTCCCTCAATCTGTGAACTTGTTGATATTCGATGTTTCCCTCTCGTTGTTCGAATGGTAAGCCCAAATCCAAGTTGTAAAAAACTTGAAGTTTTTGAGGGTCTTTGCCGGCTTCGATAAACCTTTGGACAATTCTCCACCAAGGGCGAGTTTGTGAATATAACGCCGAAATATGATAAGAAGCGAAAAGGGGAACTTTTGAATGTGCCGTTGGTCGCCATTCGCCTTTTAGTTCAATCGAGCGTTTGAAGTGGTCTTTAAACTCCCCTCCACAATGTTTGCAACGATAACAAACGGAAGAATAATCGCCCGATTGACATTGTTCGGCATTGAACATTACGCCGTAAGGTTTTGTTTTTGTTTGGTTTTTACCTTTTACAACGGCTTTGTCGTCTGAATATAAGCCCCCGTCGGCTTGGTAAAAAACAAGTTCTTGCATTTCGCCACAAATCGGGCAAGGAACATAAAATTTCCTTTGGTCGCCTTTGAGAAAATAAGCGTAAATTTTTGAATTATGTTTCAATGCCGGAGTTGAGTTGTAACAAATTTTTCGCCCAAGTTCCGAATAAGAATCGGTTCTACTTGTTACAATTTGAATCGGGTCGCCCTCTTGCCCTACCTTGTCGGGGTAGCCGTCCAATTCGTCAAGCAACGCTTTTTTAATATGCGTTGAACGGAGTTCTTTTGGGTTGTTTGCTGAAACAAATTTTAAAAAACCACCTTTAAATTCAATAAGAGCCGCCGTGTCGCCTGTTCTTCTTGAATTTTTATTGTCGGTTTCGGCGGTGATTCTACTTCTTAAATTTGAATTATCAATCAAGTCGTCAATTTTAATTTTTTTATATTCTTCGGCTTGGGCTTTGTTTGGGAATACAAACATCATCGGACACGGGTCAAGGTCGAGCGAATAACCGATTATGTTTTCAATTACGGAAGTTGTAAGCCCAAGTTGAACACCTTTCATAATTGCGACTTCTTGCGTTGGGTCGTTTTTTGAAAATCTGTCGGCGATTTCTCTACAATACGGAGCGTTGTCAAAATCAAATAAACCGCTACGTCCCGAAGCCTTTGAATCCAAATAACGATTCAATTCCGCCCATTCTGAAATCGTTATTAACGTATTATTCGGAATCAACGCAGAAACGATTGCAAAAATTTTATCAATTTGAACATCTTTACTTGATGTCGTTGTCATAGTCGCCCTCGTAATATTTCTTTGTTGCAGTTTTTGCCGAAGTCAAACCAAGTTTAAGGGTTGATGTAATTTTTTGAGTCAAAAATTCAACAATTATTTCTTTGGGTTGTTCTTCGGATTGAACGATTTTTATTAAATCGCCTGCGTAAATATTCGGAAGTTCGGTCAAGTTTTTAATCATATCCGAGAAAATCTCTTGAATACATCTGTTCAAAACTTCCGTTTCAATAACTTCGTTTTGTTCTTTTGCAATTTTTAAACGCATCAATTCGGAACGCTGTCGCTTTTCGTCCAAGCGAGCGTTCAACAAATCAATACTTAACGCAATTTCATCGGCTGATTTTTGGTTCTTTTTTGTTTTTATTTCCTCAACAACTTTTTCTTTGGTTTGTTTGTTTTGTTGCTTTTTGATTCTCTCTTCACGCTTCGTGCAATACGGAATATTGTATTCGTCGCTCGTGTCAATCATTCCGTCTTTATTAAGCCGAATTTTCTTTTCTCGAATAATCCGACAAACGCCCGATTGTGAATTGAAATTATATTGTTTCTCGAACTCTTCTTTCGTTAAAATCATTATTAAAAATTCCCCGGAGCAATAACGAACGGGGAATTGTTCGCTATTGCTCTAACTTTTTAATTTTTTTGACATTTCTTTTGCTAACCTTTTCTCGGCTTCGTCCACATAAAATTCGCCCATTTTTGGAACTATTTTGTCTGTCGCCGGTTTCAACATTGGTCGTTCTTTTAATTTTTGGGCTTTATCTTTGAATGGATAAAGCAACTTCGCCGATTTTCCGGCAATAACTTTTTCACCCTTTTTATTGATTTTTGTTCCTGTATCTTTGAATTGAAAAATACCAAATTTATGCCCCGATGTTGGCTTGTCGGGAATGAAGTTTATTGTTTTATGGGTATTATGAACAACGGCGATTGCTTGGGCGAATTGTTTTCCTGTGTTGCCTTTTACTGGGTGAGCCGCAATTTGTTCGATTTTTTTAGCGTTTACACGGCTAATCAAATTTTCTTTTTGAACAAACTTTTTGTAACTTCCACCACGAGCGAATTTTGTCGCTTTTAAGGTGAATTTTCCTTTTGCTCTTAATGTTGCCCCCTCCTCTTGTTTTTGGAGTTGGTCGGTCGGTTTGTTGTATGTTTTCGCCTGTTGCCCTACATAAGAAGCCATTTTGTCAACGTCTTTTTCTTTGTAAGGGGCTTTTTCATAGTGAACGGATTTCAAAACGATGTTTGATTTTCCTCCACGAATCGTCAAGGAAGATTTAACATTTTTCTTGTAAATAACACTTGTTTCAAACGCCGCCTTTGAAAGAGTTGAACGAACCGTGTCCGGATAAGCGTATTTTGCAACATTTTTTAAGTTTTCCGTGTACTGTTTTAAATCCTTGTCGTCAACTTCAAACATTTTTAAAACTCCGTAAATAGTCGCATTTGTGCTTGGGCTTCTTTTAACCGTTCAACACTTTTTTTGAAATATTCCTCGTCTTTTTCAACGGCGATAAAATCAATCCCCAAATTATGACAAGCGACGGCAGTTGTTCCACTACCCGAAAAGAAATCTGCTACTAGAAGCCCCCCCCCGCAACTCTCGGCATGCAATCCCGAAGAATCGTTTCAAATAATTTGAGGGGTTTTTGTGTTGGGTGAAATCTGAATTTGTTTTCGGTTTTGTCGTCGTTTATAAAACCTTGTTGAATGAATGTTATTTTCTTTGTAACTGCTTTGAAACTTGTCCAAATAAGTTCGCATTGTGAAAAATTATTTTGGAGTTGTAAACTTCCGATTTTATCCCAAACAATCCACGCTTTCGTCGGTTTCAAAAATTCCGTAAAATAATTTCCACCGAATATAATTTGATTTTTTGAAACTCGTTCCATTTCATCAAAATATGCCTTTTCGGGAATTGAATCGTCCCAACTCTTTTTTGATAATTCTTTTGGCTTTACTCCTAAACCGTACGAACCACCGTCGCAACTTATACCATAGGGAGGGTCGGTCAAAACTAAATCAATACACTTGTCGGGAAGTTGTTTTAATATTTCCAACGAATCGCCAAGCGTGATTTTATTTTTTAATTTTTCCAAAATCATAAAAGCCCTCGGAATAGTTTCATTTGTGCTTGAACATCTTGAAGCCGTTTAACCGAATCTTCATAATGTTTCAAATTCTTCTCAACGCTGATAAAAGGAATGCCCAAATTATAACAAGCAATAGCAACGCTACCCGAACCCGAAAAACAATCCAAAACAACGCCCTTTGAATCTTTGACATAATAATCTCTCAAAATTCGCTCCATAAGTTTAACGGGCTTTTGGGTCGGGTGAATACGAATTTCTTTGTTCTTCATATCCTCTTGAATCATTCCGTTCCAAACGAACGAATATTTTCTTATTGCCGAACCAAAAGAAGTCCACGCCAATTCACAATCGGCATAGTTGCCTGTATTTTGTTTATCCCAAACAATCCAACACGGCGAATTTTTATTGATATTTTCAACCATAAAATTTCCGCCGAATATGATTTGATTCTTTGAAATTCGAAACATCTCTTGAAAATAAATCGGGTCGGGAATTTTGTCGTCCCAATCGCTTTTCCCGTAATCTTTAACAACACCTTTATTCGAACTGCCAATCGTTCCACGCCTTGACATCTTTTCGCCATAGGGGGGGTCGGTCAATATTAACTCAATACATTTGTCGGGAAGTTCCCTCATTATATCTAAGCAATCGCCGTGCGTGATTTTGTTCAAATATTTTTCAATCATAAAAAGAATAATTTCTGTTGAGCCTGTGCGTTTTTTAATCTTTCGGAACTTGTTTTAAAATATTCCTCGTCCTTTTCAATGGCGATAAAATCAATCCCCAAATTATGACAAGCGACGGCAGTTGTTCCACTACCCGAAAAGAAATCTGCTACTAGAAGCCCCCCCCCGCAACTCTTGGGGCGTAATCTCGAAGTATCGCTTCAATGAGTTTTATTGGTTTTTGGGTTGGGTGAATTGCTTTTTCCGTTTCGCCAGTTTTGATAAATCCTGCCCACGGGAACTCATAACATTTCGCTACTCTATCAAACGAAGTCCACGCCAATTCACCGTCGGCAAAGTTCGGGACATAAGTATGCTTGTTCCAAAAAATAAAACCTCTTCCGCCAAATTTCCATAAAATCGGGAAATAATTCCCTCCAAATATAATTTGATTTTTAGAAACTCGCAAAATATCTAAAAAGAACTCATCGCTTGGGGTTGAATTATCCCAAGATTTCTTTGTCATTTTAGAATTTGAATGGGGATTGGAAGAGTAAGTTATTCCATAGGGAGGGTCGGTTAAAACTAAATCAATACACTTGTCGGGGAGTTGTTTTAATATTTCAAACGAATCGCCGAGAGTGATTTTGTTTTTTAATTTTTCTAACATTTTAAATTTTTTCCGTTTTAATCGGGCAAACAATTTTCAAACCCGCATCTTCGGTTTCGTCGATGTACCTCGGAACTTGCGAAACGCCGTCCAAAGATTTTCCGTAAACCCAAGGAATTTTTTTTGATTGTTTGCCGTCTGCTTTTGGTTTAAACGGGTTCGGCAAATCAACGCAATCGTATAAAGGCGAACGCCTGTCAAATATTTCGTCGGCTTTTTTACCTCGTACAATTTTTGATTCGTCCCAATCTTGGAATCGTCCGTTTGCTTTTGAATAAAACAAAAATCTCAAAACATAATGCTTACAAACGGGGCAAACGCTCAAAAGCAAAATTTCCCTTTTAATTAAACGCCCGTCGGATAATTTTTTTTTGAAAAATTTGTTGCCGTTTCTCAACTTGAAACATTCAATATATTCATAACTCTTTGTACAAGTTTTGACTTCGTAACTGCAACAATCCAAGATTACAACACTTTTCATCTCTTCTCCCTGTTTATTGAAAGCGAGAAAATTTTTGAGAGCGTTTGTCTTTATTCAGAAAGGAGGCTCGATTATGTTTGAAAAATCGCATTTATGTTAAGTTTTACGCTTCGCTCTCAAATTCTCGCAACGGAGGACAAAGACAAAAAGACTTCCGTCCCCGTTTGACTCGGTAGCGTTCCCGATTGAACTAACCTGTCAACACATTACACATTACAGAAAATTTTTTACGAATGTAATGGCAAAATTGCGACTATTTTTAAAGCACGAAAAAGGCATGCCGTTTCTGCGTTTGGCATGCCTGCCGATAAATTTTTATAATTTTTAAAATGTAACTCATTTTGTGCGTTTTTGCATTCGTCGTCTGCGTTTCGGTTGGGTCGCAAAATTGCGACTTTTTAAAATTTTTCGTACGTTTTCTATGTGGGCGTTGAGTTTCGCCAATTCTTTATCAACATAAATATTGACAATTTCTTTTGTTGTATTCACTCCGTACTCTTCTCTAAGTTCCTCATAAACTTTTCTTACAGTTCCCACCGAATACCCAAGAATTGAAGCAATTTCATCGGTTGGAATATTCTGCAACATCAAACTAATAATTTTATCTTTGGTTTCTTTACTAACGCCCATTTTTACCCCTCTTTCGGTTCTTCAACTACTACTTCAAATAATTCGCCGACCGATTCTGAATACAATGCGGCGTTCTCCTCGTTTTGTTTCCTAAAAGTCGGAAACATTATGTCTTTATCGCCAATAAATAACAACATCATATATTCTTTTTCATTTTCCATAAAATGAAAGCGTTGTCCATTTGTTGCCGTTTCGTCATACCCGATAAAATCGGGAAACTTGCTTAAAAACTCTCCACCATTCGCCCCCGAAAATACTGCAACCAAACGAGCCGTTTTTTGTCCGTGGAGTTTTCTATAATTTTTGTTGAATTTTATCATTTTTAATTTTGACATATTTCCTCCTTAACCGTAATTAGGTTGTTTATTTGATTTTCCGTATTCTCGAATCACTTGAACGGGTAAAAATCCAATAATCCATTTCATAATTGGAATGCCTTTTCGGGCGTACATTAACAAAATCTCGTTTTCGTCGTCAATAGCAAGAACAACTTGATTTCCTTTATCTAAAAAATGTTGAACCCGAACGGCTTTGCTCTCGGCAGGGCTTGAAAGGTCGGTTGTCGGTCTGAAACTTATTGAAAAATCTTTTCCATAAATCAACCCGAGTTTCTTTTGTATGAAATTTATTGTTTCAACCTCTATCAATTCACTACGAGCCGTTATAAAATGAATTTTCAACCCGCCCGAAGCCTTGAAACAAAGATATTTATACAAAGCCAAGTCGATTCCGTTTTTGTCAGCATTCGCCAAACGATTAAAAATATCAAACGCTTCGTCTTTGGAAACATTTTGACTTTTTACAACGTCCCAAATCCACGCCGAATCAATCAAACACCCGTCCAAGTCGCATATTATGTATTTTGATTTAATTTCTTGTTTTGTCATTTTTCACCCTCCCGTAAGGAAATCTTGAAAATTTATCGTAATAACTACCTTGTAAGCCAGAATCAGCATCGGAAAAAGAAGATTGTTCGAAAAATTTTAAACCAAAATCACGCTTTACATCGTTTAACACATCGATTAAATTATTTTCGAGTAATTTTTTAGGGATTACCGTTCGTGCTTGAAGCCAACATACTTCGGGGTCGGGGGCTCTTACTTCGCATCGAACGGCTACCGATTCGGGACAAAAAACCTCGGGTTCAATCCAATATTTTATGACGGGTTTTTTTAAAAAACGGCGATATTCTTCGAGTATATAAGATAATATCTTATTCTTTTGCCGAAGTTCTAAATCCCTTATCGCAAGTCGCTCAAATTCCATAACTTTTATTTTATAATCTTTT